TACAGCCTATTACATCGCCAGCAATTAGTGGAATAGGTAGATCGCCAACAGGTGTTGTAGAAGGCACATGGGTGTTTGGAGTCTTTTTAGATGAGGGCGAATACCAACAGCCTTTAGTTATGGGATCGCTAGCAGGTAATCCTAGCGAGGAGCCAAATCCTGGAAAAGGATTTTATGATCCAAATGGAGTATATCCAAAAGATGATCCAGGCTTATCATCATTATACGAGAGTTCTGTTGATAGACATGCAAGAGGCGAAGATGCTGAATCACATGATTTGCTAATAGAAAAAAGAAAGAATAAAGATGAGTTTGGCGTAGTAGAAAGTGCAAAGGGATCCAAAATAGAGTCTGTTCTTGCAAACAAAGATGACAAGTATTACGAACCGACTGCTTGGAAAGAGCCACATCCAAGATTTGGTGGACAGGACGATGATTATCCTGAGGACCATATCCAATCAGCATATCCATTAAATCACACTTGGTACACTGAAGGCGGACATTTATTTGAAGTAGATGATACACCAGATGGCGAAAGAATACATATGCTGCATTCGACTGGAACCTTCCAAGAAATACAGCCAGACGGCAATAGAGTAACTAAAATTAATGGAACCGACTATGAGATAACTCTTAAGGACAAAGATGTTTATATTAGAGGTAATGTAAACGTTACGATTGATGGTGACGCAAGATTACTAATCAAAGGCGACAAGGTGGAAGAAATAGGAGGCAATTATTTCTTAACTGTTGTTGGAGATTATGTTAAGAAAGTTCAAGGTAATGAAGCCAAAGAAATTATATCAGACAAGTCGACACAAATAAATGGAAACAAGAGAGAAAGAGTTTCAAAAAATAAAGATGAGATTACTGTCGGCAACTTTACAGAATCTATTGGCGGCAAGCACGACGAGACTATTAATAAAGAAGAGACAGTAACTAACTTAGACTCATCAAAAAGAACTTGTGCAAATAATGTAACGTGGTTAGTTGCAGAGAACATTGATATTGGTGCTGGTAATAACATTGCTATTGCAGCGGCTGAGAAAATGACGATCAAGAGTATTAATGATATGAAGATCGAAACAGAAAACAACCAATTAATCAATGTAGTTAAAACTCAAACAATTACAGCAAATACTCAGGACATCGATGCTTCTACTGGTACTATTGATTATGCAGATGGTTCAATAGACGTAGTATCTGGTAACATTACTGACACTAATGTTACATTGCATACTCATACACATCAAACAACATCGATGGATACTGGAGATGGATCTAATGCGGATGAGAAAAATACTTCTGACTCGCCTAATTCAGATACACAGGAGTAATATATGGCATGTGGACTACCAGAAGCAGCAACAGCTCTAAATGATCAGATAGATTCCGTTAAAGGAGAAATTAATGGATTAATAGCAGATGCCAATGAGGGTATTGCTAGTGCCGTGCTGGGTCTTAAAGATAAAATCAAAGGAACTATAACTGATGCAATGCAAAGCAAGTTAGATGAGATTGCACCTGAGCTGCCTGTTCCTCAAGCTAACCTACAAGATACAATGAATGAAATGATGGCGGCAGCAAATGATCCAAAAAAGTTTTTAGAATCTTTTAATAGCATTCAAGACAATTTTCCAGGATTAGATGTAAATGGAATTCTAGCATCAGCAGGAATTGATGCAGATAAAATGAATAACCTTGCTGGCAAAGTTACTGATTTACTTAATACAGATTTGTCATCTCCAGAAAGTATACTAGGAGCAGTCGGCGGTTTTGAATTACCATTTAGTGGTGGTCAGTCTATTGAGGGTGCATTGAATGATATATGTCAAAAGGTGCCTAATATTGAAAAGGATGCTCTAGGCAACATAGTTAAAAAAGGCGTTCCTTCTATATTGCCAACCATAGACGCAGCAGTAGCAGCTGCATTGCCTGAAAAGAAAACAGGAGCAGAACCAGCTCCACCAAAACACAATGCTCCATTAAACTCATCTGCTACTGTAAAGACAAGAGAAAAGGGACAAACCAAAGAACAAAAACTAACGTTTAACCAGATTGTAAAAGATAAAAATTTACGTCAACGAAATGAGCTCACTCCTTTAAGAAAAAAATTGTTTGCTCTCAAAGAACAAATTCAAGCAGCTAAGGATGCGCAACAACCAGTAGACGCTCAATTAGTTGCTGAAAAGAACGCTGTGTTGTATACTAGGATTACTGTAGACCTTGATATAACAGCTGAATCAAGGAAGAAGTATTGGGATAATAAAGTGCTTTCAAGTATGGATACAGCTCCAACGCCTCCCAAAATTCCTGATGCAGAGGTTAAAAAGTTTACTAAAGGATTTTCTTCTTACGAATCACAAATTAGAGCTTTACAATTCATAGAGATAGTTTAAAAGGATTAATAAATAAACTCATGAGTACTTTTTCTGACTTCAACACCAGCCTTGCTGTTCACCCAGTGAAGAGAGACTTGTCGCTAAAAACTGACGTAGCGGCTGTGAAGCAGTCAGTAAGAAATTTAATATTAACTAACCGAGGCGAAAGATTAATGCAGCCTAGTGTTGGTTCTAAAATAAGATCGCTGTTGTTTGAAAACTTTACACCAACCACTGTTAGGTTAATCAAGCAATACATAACGGAGACAATAGACAATCATGAGCCAAGGGCGTCTATAATTGACATTGATGTCAGTGCAGACGATGATAACAACCTACTGCTAGTGTCGTTGAAATTTATGGTAATAAATAATGATGAGCCCGCGTTGCTAGATTTACAAATAGAGAGAATAGGATAATGGCAAATACATCACTTTCAGTAGCTAATATTAATTTTGAAGATATTAAATCAGATCTTCAAACTTTCTTGCAGACGCAATCTGCACTAAAGGATTATGATTTTACAGGATCCAATTTAAACGTATTGCTGGACGTTCTTTCCTATAACACGTTCATGCAGAACTTCTACCTTAACATGGTAGCAAACGAATCGTTTCTTAATAGTGCTGTATTAAGGGATAGCATTGTCTCTCACGCAAAAACATTAAACTACTTGCCTTCGTCATACTCAAGTGCAAAAGCTGTTGTAGATATTTCAATTTATCCAAATGACACGCCAGCACAAATTGCCATACCTAAACACACAGAATTCACTACATCTGTAGAATCAAACTCTTATATTTTTACAACAGACGAGTCTATAACAGTATCAGCTGATGCAAATGGAAACTATATTGCGAGCGATGTAGAAATATTTGAAGGAAATATTATTACTGAATTGTTTACAGTATCCACTTCTAACACCGAACAAAGATTTGTGTTAAGTAATCCAGATGTAGATGTCAATAGTTTAACTGTCAAAGTCGTTGCGTCAGCATCTGACACATCTAATTCACAGTGGACGAGAAACCTTAATACTATTGGTATTGATGGAACTACTAACACATACTTTGTAGTGCCGGCTGAAACTGGCAAGTATGAAGTACAGTTTGGTGACGGTATTCTAGGAAGACCATTAGAAAACGGAAATATTATTGAAGCAATTTATAGAAGATCTGATGCTGATGGACCAAACAGCGCAAACAATTTTGCATTATCTGGTAACATACAAGGGTACAGCAATGTAGTAATATTTACTAGATCCTCTGCTCAAGGCGGCAGTGTTGGAGAGACTCTCGACTCAATTAAAAAGAATGCTTCTAGGTCCTTATCATTACAAGACAGAACTGTAACAGTCAATGATTACAAAACACTTTTGTTGCAGAATTTTAATGATATAGAGGCTTTGAATGTATACGGCGGGGAAGAAGCTATTCCGCCACAGTTTGGTAAAGTGTTGGTATCAGTTGATCTCAAGAACGCAGAGGGTATCCCTTTATCAAGAAAGAGAGATATAGAGAACTTCTTAAAATTAAGAGCGCCTTTATCTATTGAACCTAGAGTTATTGATCCAGAGTTTTTATTCGTTGACATTATTACCTCAGTAAGGTATAATCCTAATGTCACCGTTAAAAGTGATAATGAGATTAAGTCGGTAGTGCAAAATGCAATTCAGGCACACGCAGATGCAGAGATAAATGATTTTGCAGCTACATTAAGAGTATCCAAAGTGTCAGCAGCAATAGATGCAGCCGATCCTTCTATTCTTAATAATGACACAGACGTAATATTAGAAAAGAAAATTATTCCAATACTTGGTGTTGCGGTGACGTTTGTATTACAATTTAATAATGAGATTCTTAGAGAGATTCCTCTCAATAACCGATTTGTTGACGGAAGCTCTCCTATAACATCTACCACGTTTACGTTTGGTGGATTGAATGGATGCATACTTAGAGATGATGGTTTAGGAAAAATACAAATTATTCAACAACAAAATGCTACTCTTCAAATTGTTTCACCAGATGCAGGTTCTGTAAATTATGAGACAGGGACAGTTACGTTGAACTCATTTTTAGTAAGTGCTTTTTCTGGCGACTCAATTAAGATTAGTGCTACACCTAAACGCAGAACAATTAAGTCTGATAAGAATATCATTTTAAGTTATAACAAGACTCCAGGTATTACGATCGTTCAAGAGAGGTTGTAATGAGAGAAATCGATGATCAGATTTCTTTATTTGTAAAAGATCAGTTTCCTGCCTTCTATGCTGAAGAAGGGGAATCGTTTCGTGTATTTCTTGAGGCATATTATGAATGGATGGAGCAATCTGGTAATACAGTAGACGTTGCTAGAAACCAAATTGAATATAGAGATATAGATAAAACAACGTCTCAGTTTCTTGAAGAGTTTAAAAGAACATACTTAAAAGACCTGCCAGGTCTTATCAAATCTGATGATAGATTAACCATAAAAAATATATTTGACTTTTATAAATCAAAAGGATCACAACGAGCAATTCAATTACTTTTTAGAATAGTTTTTAATGATAATGCTACAGTGTTCTATCCTTCCGAGGACGTGATTAAGCCATCTGATGCAAGTTATAGAAGACCAAGATACATTGAGTGTTACGCACCAGACGTAGCAATATTAAAGTCACTAGAAGGAATTGAAATAACAGGTGCTACTAGTGGCGCTAAAGCATTTGTTGAAAGTATATCAACAAAGTTATTAAATAACGTACGAACAAACGTATTAAGATTATCTAACCTAAGAGGCAACTTTTTAAGAGGAGAATTACTCTCAAAATCATCTGATGGCATTCAAGACAACATGCCAATTGTTACAGGATCCCTCTCAGATATTAATATTACATTGGGTGGTAGTAATAATGCAATTGGAGACATCTTTAATGTCACAGGGCCTCAAGGAAAACAAGGTCTTGCTAGGGTAACGTCTATTGCTGATGCAACAGGCCTCGTTAGCTTTGATTTGGCTAACGGTGGGTTTGGTTTTAGTACTAATACAGAATTTACTGCTATCAATGTTAATGATCAGAATGTTGTTGTAGCTAACGTTGTCAATGAAGCTCAGACATACAGCAATACAGTAGAATCAGCATATGATTATGTTGGTAAAAGAATAGACAATGCCCAATTTATAAGATTTGAAACAGTAGATCAAACACTCGAAGAAATTTCTATTTTAAGTGGCGTGGCTTTCAACTCAAACATTCAGAACTTTATTGCTAATACAGAAAATGAAACAACCTCTCCATGGATTACAGGGAGAGACTCTGGCAATACTGTTATTGCTAATGGATACGTGGTCAACTTAAACGTAACTAATACAGGAGAGAGTGCAGTATTAATTGCTCCTATAACTGGATCATTTGGTAATCAAAATGAACTAACAATAACCCTTGCCGATAGCACTCATACTTTTCAAGTAAGAGAAAGAATTGATGAAGAAGATCAAGTAGAATTAGAATATGCTTCTAACACAGATGCGTTTACTGCTGGAGACATTATTCAAGGCGACGAGTCTAATGCTAATGGTGTTGTTGAGTCTGTTAACGCTACTCACATTACAGTTAATGGTTCATTTGGTACTTGGGTAGCTAACGATAACGTTTACATAGTATCGGCTAACTCTACAACAGCTAATGTAACAGGCATCAATGTAACTACTCAAGGAGCTAATGCAGAAGTCTCTTCAGCAAATAGTACCGTATTAAATGTAGCTGATATTGTTGGCGAGTTTACACAAAACAAAAAAGTTAAAGGTCAGCGAACAAATGCCATTGCAACTATTGATGCTGGAGGCGTTGCAGTTACTGGCGTATCGGACGTATTCTTTAATGATACTAATGGAACACAGGCTGTAGTAGATACGTATGCAAATGCTACTGTAACAGCTGAAGTAATTGGATCCAATGCTACTAACGTTGGTTTTAGAAACACGAGATACCCTGCTAATAATTCAGTTGCTACTTTTGTAGCAAATACGTCTGCATATATTGTTGGCAGAGATTCAAATACTTTTGCAAATATTGTAACTGTAGGTACAGGTTCTGGAGCAACATTTAAAATAGGGTCTTTAGAAAACGAAGATGCTATTACAATCTACACAGATTTCATTGGAGATAACAACTCAGCAAACGTTGCCTATCTGGATTGTGTTATTGATGGAGGAAACTCAGGAATTGGGTTCCTTGATAGCATTGACATTACTGATGGCGGAAACAATTATGAGCCAGGTCAAACAATTGTGTTTGACAGGGGAGGTCCTGGCGGTGGTCCACCTAACATAAATGCGGTAGCAACTATTACTACAGTCACAACAAACGCAACGCATACAAATACCGTGACTTCTATTACAGTAACTAATCCTGGAGATGGATTTTTTACATCAAGTCCTGCAAACTCAGACAACCTTTCTGTAGGAACAGGACTAACATTTGATACTAATTTTGACTTCGGTTATGGATTCCCTAAAGATAGCGATGGTGATTACACATCTATTCTTGATACAGTACTAACAAGATATAGTGGTAACATTGGAACAATATCTTCACTAACAGAAATCAACCCTGGAAACAATTACAACTTTGATCCATTCCTTTCTGTTTACTCTGGTGGTATTGCTAAATTTGATAAAAGAGATGTTATTTTATATTTAGAAGATAAGAATGGAACATTTATAGTTGGCGAAAACGTCAATCAAACGGTTACTAATCCAGGACAGACTTTAACTATTTCTACTATCACTGGATCATATTCAAACGGCGATCCGTATGCAGCAACTATAGAGGATTTTACAATAGGGTCATCTGTACAACAGGTAATTAACTCAACAGCTAATGCTATCGGTGATATATTCCAATCAGACACCAATACTATAAGTATTGTTAATCCTAGAATTAAAATATTCAATGCAGCAGCAAGCGTGTTTGAATATAATGCAGCAAACTTAATTCCATTTGTGTCATCAGCTAGCAATCTAGTATTCTCAGTATCACCTAACACAGAAATAAACGTTGCAAGTGTCAGCGCTGAAATTACAGCAGTGGGCCAAGTTGTACAAAGTGCCGTGTCTAAAGGACAAGTGTATGCTCAAGGCGACGATCCACAACAAGTTAGATTAAGGCGTCTTTCGTTTGCTGTTGGATTCAATGACTCAGGACCAGTTACTGGATCATTGTCTGGTGCTACCGGAACCGTTATTGGTATCCAAGCAGATGAAGATACAAGGCCTATTGGTGACAATGCTGATATCAATGCCACTGCTCAGGCAGCAAATGGTATTGTTACGTCCGTTGAAGTTATTGATAGCGGATATGGATATCAACATGACTCAACAGTAACTCTAGTATCAACAAACACTGCACAAAACATTGTAGTTAGCGGAACCGCTAATGTAACTACTACAGGCCTAGGACAAGGATTTTGGGCAGACAAGACATCATTCTTGAATAATAAATACATTCACGACAATAATTTCTATCAGTCTTATTCTTATTTGATTGAGTCTGGTTTATCGTTGGATAAATATAGAGATATAGTACTGAAGTCAGCTCACGTAGCAGGCACAAGATTATTTGGAAGAGTTATTAAGCAGAGCACTGTTAACAATGAGGTTACGATAGCAAACAGCTCTATAGAGGCAATTTAATAAATGAGTAAAATAGTAACATCAGATTTTAAAACGCATAACGCAAAGCAGTTTGTTGAGTCCCTCAGCGAGACAGCTAATTCTATCTATTATGTAACGATTGGTAAACACACAGCATTTCCTGATGATGCTACGCCCCCTGCTCCATCTCAATCACTAGAATCATCGTTCTATCAGTTGTATCGTGATATGATATATGGTAAGCAAGTTAAAACTTCTGATATAAGACACATGATTGACAACTATCCATGGACATCGGGAACAGTTTATACGCAATACGATCACACTGTAGATTTATCAGGCGAAAAGTTTTTTGTTGTAGTTCAAGAAGAAGGTGGCGACTACAGCGTATTCAAATGCTTATTTAATAATAAAGGAGCTCCTTCTACAGACAAACCTGTAAAAATAGAAACATCTGCTGATGATGACATATATGTTACGACTGGTGACAGCTATCAGTGGAAGTATATGTTCACCATACCAGAATCAATTTACAACAAATTCTCAACATCAGACAAAGTTCCTGTAGTGGCAGATGCTAATGTCGAAGCAAATGCAATTGCTGGATCTATTGATGTTGTAGACGTTAAAGCAGGTGGAAGCAGATACTTCTCTGTTGCTAACGGCGTAGTTAAAGTGGCAGCTGTTGCAGCTAACGATCAAATAATAGAGTTAGAATCTCTTGCTGGTGCCAACCTTAATATTACTACATCTAACGGAACGTTCCAAATTGAAAAAATTGATCTTGTTGGTAAACATGCTAATGGAGATCCAGACACAACGAACAACGTAGCTAACGCTGTTGCTATTGAAGCTAACAGTACTTTCCTTAGAGTCACTGATATCAAAGGCAATTTCTTTGGCGAAACAAGCAACGTATATGCTAAAGGCGCTACATCAAACGCATTTGCAACAATAAGCTCAATAACAAAAACAACGAGTACGCTTTCTGCTAATACAGATTTTTATAAAGGAAGTACGTTTTATATTACAGCTGGAGCAGGTGCTGGACAAGCAAAGACTATTAGTGAATATGTTGTAACTGGTTCAGCAAGAAGAATTGTAATTCCTAGTGCTTTTGCAACAACTATTGGCACGACTTCTTTATTTGAAATTACACCAAGAGTTGTTATTGCTGGAGACGGCCAAGGAGCATCTGGTAGAGCAATCGTTAATACTTCTACCTTTGCTATCGACACAATTGAAATGACCGATAGAGGTTATGGCTATTCATATGCAACTGCTCTAGTATTAGGTAACACAGGTATCAGTTCAAATGGCATTACATTGCAAGCAAACAATGCAAACGTTGTTCCAATTATATCTCCAAGAGGAGGACATGGATCTGATCCAGTTTCAGAATTAAAAGCAGACACAGTAGGCATTTCTGTAGACTTTGCTAATAGCCAAGGCGGACAGATTCCTGCTGTCAATGATTTTAGACAGGTCAGCATATTAAAAGATCCTTTATTTGCAAATGTAGTGTTAACAATTAGTGACACTCTAACATCTGCAAATGCCTCTGGTACAGGAACATCGTTTACAGACGGCGAAACAGTAGTACAAGGAAGTTCAGCTGAAACAATATCAAAAGCTAATGTTACTATAGCAAATACTAACGGAACATTCCAAATAGAAGAATTTACTCTCTATGGCGCAAATTCAACAGGATCGTTATTCCACGCAAACAGCGATCCAGCAGGAACATCTAACGTAATAACAACTGGTGTTATTGTTAACGTCGATGGAAGCGTGCTAACACTACACAACGCAAATGTTGCAGCAATTGACGCTTATGACAAATACTCAAATGGAGATTTTGCTTCTGTTTTAGTTGGAACAGAGTCTTCTGCAACTGGCCAAGTTGACATATTAGATAATAAAGCAGATCCCGGTGGCGCTTATGGAATAGTGTCTACAAGAGCAGCAGGATCTATTAACTTGTCTAACGTTTATGGACAGTTTGTATCGTCAGGCAGCAACACAGAATTAAGAATTACAGGACTAACATCGGGCACTACTGCTAACCTAGTATCTTTCAAAACAAATGAAAGAGCCGGATCTAATTTTGATCAGTTTGACCAACGAGTAAGGTTAACTGGTTTTGAAAATTCATCGTCATTAGAGTTTCAAATTGATGAACGAATTGTTCAGGACGAAACTGATGCGGAAGGGGTTATACATAGTATAAATACGTCTAGTGGTGCAACAATATTAGCTATTACTAATAAGAAAGGCAATTTAGCAGAATCTGAAGGAACAGATCCAAAATACGTAAGAGGTCAAGATTCTGAAGCTGTTGGTTACTTTACGGATGAGGCAGGACCAGACATCCAACATCACACAGGCGAAATTCTTTATGTAGAGAACATTACGCCAATTACAAGAAGTGATGACCAAACAGAACGTGTTAAATTAATGATTAAATTTTAGAGGAAGAAATGGCATTAGAAACAGATCTTAACGTCAACCCATATTTTGACGACTATGATGAAACAAAGAACTTTAACAGGGTATTATTTAAACCTGCCGTTCCTCTGCAAGCTAGGGAACTAACTCAGCTTCAAACAATACTTCAAGCTCAAATTGAAAGATTTGGACAGTATCAATTTAAAGAAGGTTCAATCATCAAAGGTTGTAACTTCTATTATGATGCAAAAGTTAAATACGTAAAAGTAAACGATAAAGACACTTCAGGTTTAGATGTAAACGTTGGGCTGTATGGTGAAGGTGATTACATCAGAAACAGTGCTAATCTAGTAGCAAGAATAGTATCGACAGCTTCTGGACTAGAGACACAGAATCCTGGATTAAACTCACTGTTCTTCCATTATCTTAATATTGGAACAGACGATTCAACAACATATTCAGCTGGTGAACAGATTGATGTTTTCCCAGCAAGCACCGGTATTGCCAACATTGTATTTTCATCAGCTAACGGCGATTTTAGTAACAGCGATACTATTACAGTAAGCACAGAAGACAACGGTTCTGGGTTTGATGGATCCGTGGTCACAACTGATGGCGGTACCACACTATTTGCAATTACTGTCACATCTAATGGATCAGGATATACAGTAGACGATTATCCTGTAGCAAGCATTACACATGCTAATGGATCCACAGCAAACGTTCAGTTAACTGTCAACTTAAACAAAACATCAACGCTGACTATTGCAAACTCTCAGTTTGAAAGTGATTCTGGAAACACACAGTTTAATACTGTTGGTAACTCATTCTTGATGACAGTAAATGATGGTATTATTTTCCAGAAAGGACATTTCCAAAGATTTGAAGAACAAAATATTATTGTAACAAAATATACAAGTTCTCCCGACGAAGTATCTGTAGGCATTGAAACTGCAGAGGCTATTATAAATAGCTCTGTTGACACCTCGTTATTAGACAATGCATCTGGCTTCAATAACGAAAATGCGCCGGGCGCTGACAGATTAAGACTTACGCCTACGTTAGTCGTAAACACGACATCTGATGCTCAGTCTTCAAATAATTTCTTATCTATTGTATCTTTCCAAGGTGGAAGACCAATTCAATTAAACCAAAAAGCAGTTCTTAATAGATTAGGCGATCAAATAGCAAGACGAACATATGAAGAATCTGGCGATTATGTAGTTGATCCATTTGCTATTGGTACAGAAGAAATTTCAGGAAACACTACACATATCAATGCGCAGATTGGCGCTGGTGTAGCATATGTTAAAGGTTATAGAGTAGAGACAAACAATACAACAAGACTACCAATTAAAAAAGCAACAGTGAGTGCAAACGTTACTTCACAAGAAGTAGCGCTTACGTACGGAAATTATGTTGAAGTAGACAATGTTATAGGACAGTTTGGCCATGAAACTAATGACATGGTCTTGCTGACTGATGCAACTTTTAATGCTCATAACTCAGCAAATGCTTCAGATCCAGCTGTATCAAACACTTCTGTAGCCTATGATGGAACAACAGGAAGTGTCGTTGGTACTGCAAGAGTCAGAAACATTGAGTGTCAAGATAATAACAATAACAATTTTGATAGCATATACAACCTATACCTTTATGATATAGAGATGAAAAAAGGTAAATCCTTTTCTAAGCACGTAAATTCTATTGTTCACTATTCTGGTTCAGATTATAGTGCAGCAGGTGCTGAGACTAATATTACTAAAATTGGTGTAGCTGACATTGAAGCAGCAACTGCAAAACTAAAAGATTCGTTTGCAGAAGGACAATTATTTAACTTAGGTCAATCAGGTATTAAGTCTGTTGGTAATAACGCATCTTATGTTTATAAGAGCAAAGTGTCTAATACAATTAGTACTGCTGGTGAGATAACATTAACCGTAACAGGTAATGAGCAATTTAACTATGGTGATGGCACATTAACGAACACACAAGAAAAAGAAATTATTATCTTACCACAGCAGAATGCAAATGCAACCACTAATGTAACATCTACTGCGGCTACAAGCAACGCTACGACTACAGTGGTTACTGGTATTGGAGACACATCTTCAGTATACGTAGGGGACTTATATTACCTAGCAAACACAACTGTAACAAACGGGCCGTTCCAAATTAGAAAAGTAGCTAATAGTGACGCTGTAGTTGTAGATTCTGCTCCAGGTAGTATGTCTGCAATGAATATGATGCAGACCTATCAAAAGAATTATCCATTATCTCTGAACGATAGATCTGATGCAAACGTAGTCGTGTCGAGCTCTAGCACTACAATGACTATCTCAACAAATATCGGTATTAATGGAACAACTCCTGTTGATGTTTTAGTCAATGTAAAAGATACTGCTGCAAATGCTGTGCTTAAGAGCTATGTTACAACTGAAGTGGGTATTGATACATCTAATAATACTGGTGGAACATCAGGACCTTGGAGTCTTGGTGTAGTAGACGGACATGCTTTAGTGTCTGTTTATCAAGGCACCGGCGGTGGTTACGATTCATTTACAACTGACGTAACTGATCAATTTGAAATTAACAATGGGCAGACTGATTCAATTTATGGTCTTTCTAAGCTAAGAACAAAGCCTGGTTCAACAATTTCATTGTCTAGCGGAGATCAATTAGCCGTAACTTTCAGACACTTCAAGAAAGGATCTGGAACAGGATTCTTTAATTTTAATTCATATCCTATCGATGATGAAAATACAGCAAATACTTCAGCGGTCACTACACAACAGATACCAATGTTTGTATCACCAAAAACAGGTAGAGAAGTTGATCTTAGAAATCATTTAGATTTTAGACCTCAGCTTTCTAACACTGCAGTAATAGAAGGTACGTTAGACGGATCGTTTACCATTAACCCTTCTGCCACATCTACATTAGATGACGTATCAAAAATTGGAGCTCCAGACACATCTTGGTCTGGTAGCTTTGAATACTATCTGCCAAGAAAAGATAGAATCATTGTCGAGTCAAGCGGTTTATTTGTTGTAGAGGGTGTTCCTAGCGTTAATCCTAAACTTCCTCCTCTACCAGAAAATGCAATGCAGCTAGCATCTTTAGATGTTCCTGTATATCCTTCATTAGCACAGCCTACTGCAAGAGCAGATAGAAGACCAGATTATGGCGTAATAATCAAAGCTACTCAGCTTAAGAGATACACCATGGAAGACATTAGGTCAATTGATGATAGGGTTACTAATCTAGAATATTACTCATCATTAAATTTCTTAGAGAAGTTTACTACTGATGCTGTAATTCCTGGAAGAACCGATCCTACAACTAACAGATTTAAGAATGGATTTATTGTAGACAACTTTGCATCGTTTACTACAGGTAATCCACTAGACACAGAATTTAAAGCGGGATTTGATGCTGCAAGAGACCTATTGGTTTCTAAGTTTGAAAACTACAGCATTAAAATGAGATTTAAGAGCGGCACTAATATTTCAAGAAGTAACGACTTAATTCTTCCTAGGTATTTCAATAGAAGCATCATTATACAGCAAAGAGCTACAAGACAAAGAAGAGTTACTTCTGCACTATGGGCTTATAATGGTACAGTACGATTGTTCCCAGATTACCTTGCAGGCGTGGACAATAAGAAATCACCTGAATCTGCTGTACAGATTAACATTGATAATGCTAGCTCTACTTTAGCGTTGATTGACGAATTGAACAAAATTGCTCCTCAACAATTTACAAGCAGTGAAGTAATACAGGACAATACAAATACAAGAGTTGTGTCATCGACTCCTACAGATACACAAGTTACAAACCAAGTAGAAATAGTACGAAGTCAAAGAATAAGACAAACGACCACGACATTAAGTGCTAGAGCAAGAACAACTACTAGAAAAGTCGGTGATTTTGTTACAGACATTTCATTCCAGCCTTATATTCCTGGAACAGAAATTAGATTCGTAGCTACTGGTTTGAGACCAGGAATGAGACACTACGTTTATTTTGACGGTAAAGATCAAACAAGTAACTGTAGACCCGCATCCGTGTCTAATCCTTTTGATGCTGTAGCTACAGAGAGAAGACTGTCTTCTTCAAGAGCAAGAAGAATGATTAGAAGTAGAGGGGCATTTGGCGATTCTCTTACAGCAAATAGCTCAGGTGGTATTTCAGGAATTTATAGAATTCCTTCTAATACTTTCTTTGCAGGAGAAAGAGAGTTTGTAGTCAGCGATGCGTCTGATATTGGGCTACTAGGTGATTCAGTTTCAGAAGCCACAGCAAAATTCAATTGCTATAACTTTACTGTAAACAAAGGCGATGTTATAACTTCTACTAGATCAGCATTACCAAGAGCATCACAAAGACAAACAACAATAACTCAACGAACAAGAAATGTTGAGCAAGTAATTACACCGTTACCTCCAGCTGAGGTGACTGTAATTGAAAATCATATTGAGGTTCCTAACCCAGTACCTGTTCCTGTTCCAGTACCTGGCCCTGAAAGACCTACGCCGGTGCCAAACCCTATACCGGTTCCTAACCCAGTACCTGTTCCTGTTCCAGTTCCTGGACCTACAATTCCAGGACCACCTGTAACAGTATTGGTTCCAGGTCCGCCTATAACAATACCGATTCCAACTGTTCCTCCAATAGCTCCACCGCCTCAGCCGCCTGACACATGGACAGACGGTCAAAGAGAGCGTAGATTTAGAGATGAAGACGATCCATTAGCACAATCGTTCTTAATTGATTCACAACAGTTCAATGGATATAAGGACGGTTATATTACTGCGGTTGATATTTATTTTGCTGGCAAAGATGCAAGAAGAGGATGTACAGTAGAAATTAGATCAACTGAAAACGGCGTCCCAGCATCTAAAGTTTTACCATTTAGTAGAACTCACTTAAATGCTAATGAGATCACTGCATCAACAAATGGTGCTACAAAAACAACGTTTACCTTTACTTCACCGGTTATGGTCGAAGCTGGAAGAGAGTATGTTGTAGTTATTTTACCAGATGGAAACAGCCCAGAGTATAAAGTTTGGACAGCTAAAGCTGGCCAGAAAGATGTTAGAACAAACATTGTTAACAACCAAGACTGGGGTCAAGGTACTATGTTCTTATCTACAAACAACAGAACATGGACAGAGTATGTAGATGAAGACCTTAAGTTTACTTTGTATGCAGCTGTGTTTGCTTCTCAGAGAGCTACAGTGTTAACAGAAAATGAAGACTATGAGTTCTTCCAATCAAACACAACAAACATTAACGGAAACTTTACTGTTGGTGAAGAAGTGTTTAAGTTAGCTGCAAATGTTGCAGGTAACATTGTTATCAACAAAGGAAACAGTACAATACGTTCTACAACAAGTGGCGGATCAGATTTCTCTGCTGTTACAGGATTGAGTGCTGGTAGTAAAATTGTGTTAACAGGCAACAGTTCTACATTTGACGTTGTAGAAGTTGCATCTGTTGCAAACTCTAGTACAATTACATTAAGAGGCGCACCGAGCTTTACAGACTCAACTGGTAACTTTATGTTTACGCCAGTTGCAGAATTTGTACAAATTGATGCTAATACAAAAACTATTCAATGTAATGATAGTAATGCAACCAATAGCACATTCTTGTTTGCAAACGGCGATACAATAATTGGCGTGGACAGCGTAGCAAATGCTGTAATCAATCAAGTAGTAGATACTAACATTAGCTATCTTGAGCCAAGATTGTATAGAAATGTACCAGAAGGCACAATGCACAATGCGCATATTAAAGGTCGTCTGAGTGATGATACTGGCGATTCTAGTTATGAACTTCTTATAACAAATGATAGATTCTATAGTGATTCTGCTATTAAGGTAATGAGTAAATCTAATGAGATTGTAAACAACAGTGGTAACAAGTCTTTAAATATTCTTCAAACGCTAACCAGTGAAGATAACTTTATCGGCGCAAGTATAGACCTCCAATCTCAAGAATGTTTAATATACGAAAACATTATTAATAACGTTTTGACTAATGAGTATATAACAGATCAAGGTTCTGCTTCAGCAAAATATGTTTCAAGAACAATTGAGCTAGCAGAAGGCTTAGATGCAGAAGATATCAAAGTTTATGTAAACGCTTATAAGCCAGCTGGTACAGATGTTAAAGTTTATGCTAAAGTACTGAACAGCGAAGATCCAACACCATTTAAAGATACAAGGTGGTCATTATTACAATCCACTGGAGCAAATGCTACTAAAATTAGCTCTGCTAAAGACAGGGGCGATGTAATAGAATATACATATGAATTTGGAAATGCACCTGAGGCTACAAGCATTAACGGCACGGTAACTGTTGTCAATGGTAATACTACATTGACTGGTACAGGCACTGCATTTACATCTGATCTTGAAGTAGGAGATTTAATTAAAATAAACTTGCTAAACAATGATACCAATTATTTCGCATCAATGGTAACAGCAGTCAATAGCGATACAGAAATTGTTGTTGGTGATGAACCAGACTTTGATGATCCTCAAGGCACAGCAATTCAAAAAGTAACTGAAGAATATAAGAATCAAGTGTTTAGGGATCCTAAAGCTCCTTCTGCATTTGAAGCAACTTACTATAACCAAAACGATATGAAATATATCGGTTATAAGTATTTGGCAATTAAAATTGTACTAACAGCTACAAGTACAGCGCTTAATCCTTATGTTCAAGATTATAGAGCAATAGCGGTATCATTATAATGGCTAAGAAAATTTTAATAGAAACAGAAGATCAAAGATTTCTTAGGGATCCATCCAACATGGCACTTATAAATAATGATGCGGCTGCGTATGCGCAATATAAAGCTAAAAGGAACGAGAAGAACAAAGTGGCAAATATTTGTAATGAAATAGATTCTCTAAAACAAGATATGGGCGAAATCAAACAAATGTTAAGAAGTTTATCGGGGGTAAAGTAAGATGGCTAGTAATGCTTATTCAAGTGCAAATATAACCCCATCGTCAGATACGTTTAGAGAATGGGTAGACCTAACAAACAGAATTACATACGATATGGAAAAGTATGTAGTTACGACTGCTCCGTTTGGAAATACACAAGGTGCAGAGACAATAGGCAATGGTTATGTAAATGGTTTCTTTGGCGCTAATACATTAAAAGTTTTCGATGAGCTCCAAGGTGCCACAGGTAACACGACAGACTATGGTACTGGTTCGCCTACTGCCAACTTAATAATTTCTACCAACACAGTTTTCTTTGCAAACAGTACATATGGTTCAGAAGTATATGCACAGGCTAATGTTTACTTTACAAACACTGGCGTCCAGATCTTAGCTAACACAACTAATACAGTATTCATTGCAAACGGCAATGTCTCTGATTTTATATCTGACGCAACAAGAAACAGATTTAACACACAAGTCGATATCAATGCTAACGTAGATATTGATAATGGACTGACAACAATAGATTCAACAAACACTTACATTGCAAGTGGCGAACTTAATATAGATTCAAATACAGTATTCAATGCTAATGTTCATGCACACGCTAACAGATTTGAAATAAGTTCAAACAATGTAATCGTTACTGCAAATGCTGACGTATTAAGATCAAACGCTACATTAAACGACTTTAACAGTAACGTAGATATTGACAATGCTCTAACAACAATAGATTCAACAAACACATATATTGCTAGTGGTGAGTTGAATGTAGATTCAAATACTGTATTTAATGCTAATGTCTATGCTCATGCAGACACTGTAGAGTTTAGTTCTAATAACGTCACACTAACAGCTAATGTAGATACTTTCCAGTCAAATGCTACGTTAAATGACTTTAACAGTGAAGTAGACATCGACAATGCTTTAACAACAATTGATTCTACTAATACCTCTATAGGTTCTGGAGAGCTAAACATTAGCTCGAACTTAGTAGTTAACAGTACAGCTACAAATGCAAATATTGCCGCTAACGTTGCGCTATCAGGCGCTAATGTATACGTAACTTCTACTAACGTAAATATTACAAGTACTGGCGTTACAATTGGTGATGCTAACTCAGATTTATTAACAGTCAACTCTAATACGGTATTGACTGACAAACTTAACGTACAAGAGAACGCAGACTTTGATTCTGATGTAAACGTAGATGGTAATGTTCAAGTTGATCAAACTGTTACGGTTGGTAACTCTACTGCAAATGCGCACATCTCTACAGAAGGTAATATTGATACTGATGGTACATTAACAGTTGCAGGAGCATCAGACCTTAACAACACGTTAAATGTATCTGGAATTACTACATTAGAAAACACGCAAAACTCTACATCAAATACTACTGGCGGTACTAGAATATCAGGTGGTGTTGGTGTTGTAAAATCTGCAACTATTGGAGAGAAGTTAACTGTCCATGGAGCCATAGATGGTAAATCAACATTAACTGTTGCTAATAATACTGATCTTAATGGCGAGCTGGATGTATTACGTGCAGCATCATTCTCTAACACTTTAACAGTAACAGGATTTGCAAATCTTGAAAGCACATTAGAAGTAAATTCAACATCTCAATTTGATGATACTATTACAGTCGGTAACTCAACAGCAAATCTTGTAGTATCGGCTAACGGTAATATGGATACTGATGGACAGCTGTTTGTTAAAGGAACAACACACCTTCAAGACCAAGCAAACGTTGATGGACTACTAAGAGCAAAAGGTGGCGCAAACGTAACAGGAACAGCTAACGTAAGTAGCACGATCCATGTTTCTACTGGCGATAACAGAGTAAAAATTGCTGATGACGATGTTACAGTTGGTAACAGCACTGCTAATACATCTTTATCAGTATCAGGAATTCATACAGACGGAACACTAGATGTAGACAGCACAAGTAATTTGTTAGGTGCTGTCGTAATGGCTAATACATTAAACACACAAGGCAATGCTGACTTTGATAAAGATGTACAAATAGATCAAACTCTAACAATTGGTAATTCAACAGCCAACGTAGTAATAGCAAACACAGGTAATATTGATACAGACGGTACATTAACGGTAGCCGGTGCAACATTACTAAACGGAACAGTAGGATTGGGGGATGCAGTTGGAGATGACATATCAATTAATGGTAGAGTCGCTACTAACATTGTTCCTAATTCTAATGCAGATCAATCAATAGGTACGACAGCTTTAAGATGGGATGTATATGGAAACCATGTTAGAACTGTAAATTTAACAGCTACAGGTAATGCTCAAATCGATGGGTTTGTAAACGCTGTAGGAAGTGCTAATGTTGGATACCCTTTTGAAGTATCTAATTCTTCAACAGTAGCATTCAAAGTACAGACAAGAAATTCAGGCGACGATAGAGAAATTATTGTTGGAAATACAGTACCAAATGCAACTCATGCAGAAGACAGATTAGTAATAAGATCAGCAATTGGTAACAGTTCAATAGGCGTTCTACCACTACATGGTAATAATGTGGTACTTGGTGATGCTACTCACAGATGGGTATTCAGTGCTAACACTGGTGACTTCAGTGGCGCTGTAAATATTTCTGATACAACAGAATCTTCAAGCGACACAACTGGAGCATTGAAAGTTGCAGGTGGACTTGGCGTAGATAAAAAAGCATTCTTAGGTAGCGATGTTGTTATTACTGGATCCGCAAACGTAGGCACTAATTTAGACGTTACAGGCACATCACAGTTTGACGGCAAAATTACAATTGGTAATTCTAGCGCTAATGCTGTTGTTACCTCTGCAGGTAATATTGATACTGATGGAACATTAACAGTTGCTGGAAAAACAACATTAAACGGTGGTGCAGATATTGGTGATGCTTCTTCCGATATAATTAAACTATTAGGATCCATTGGTGGTAACAGCACAGTAGGTATTATTCCAAGTGCTAACGGTAGAATTCTTGGTACAAGCGAAAAGAGATTTGCTGGCCAGCTAACAACATTAAACGCATCAGGCGACATTACAGCTGGGTCAGACGTAGACATTAGCGGAGAAGTAAATGCAGCTTCAGCAGCAATAGTTGGCAGCGCTTCTATTGGTAGCAACCTAGATGTCACTGGTACATCACAATTCGACGGTGCAATTACAGTTGGTAACTCTACTGCAAATGCAGTTATTGCTTCGTCAGGTAATATTGATACTGATGGATCATTGACAGTTGCAGGAGCATCAGACCTTAACAGTACATTAAATGTTGAGGACGATGCTACGTTCCAAGCTAACGTAAGTGTTGATGGAACATTACAAGTAGATACACAGCTTGACTTTGGTAACAGTTCTGTAAATGCTAACTTAACTGCCAATACCAGTAAAACTGCATTTGCTGTAGACGCAATCAATGCTACTAATTTAATAATAACAGGCTCTGCAGTGTTACCAGATGACACTACATTGACAGCTACAGAATTAGGAACAGCTAATTTAAATGTCACCGATACTACTCAGTTCTTAGCTGCAACAAGTAACTCTACATACAGTGCATCAGTACAATTTGGTAACGGCAACGATCGACTAGTAGTTAATTTTGCAAATGCTGTTGTCAATACGCATTTTATATCAGATACTTCTACTAGAGATTTAGGTACTTCATCTAACAAGTGGGGCGAAGTATATCTTGCTGATAAAGTTAATGTTGGTAACTCATCGATATATGCTAACGTATTTGTTAACTCAACTGCGTCATATGTCATAGCTGACAACATTATTGCAAGAGATGATTTAGTCGCTGCTTCTAGTTCAGACCAAAGACTTAAGTCTAATGTATTAACAATAGACACAGCAATAGATAAAGTTGAGTCAATTGGTGGTTATGAGTTTGAGTGGAATTCTGCTATTGGAGACTTTAGAGAGGGAACTAAGGATTATGGTGTGCTAGCACAAGAGGTAGAACAAATCTTACCTCATGCTGTAACCATAAATAGCCGAGGATACAAAACCGTTAACTACAATAGTTTGATACCGCTCCTCATTGAAGCAGTTAAAGAGTTATCTGGTAGAGTAAGAGAATTGGAAAGAGTAGAGGAAGAATAAATGGCCGATAAAATATTACATGGTACTACGGAGATTGTTAATACCTCTGCCCAGGTTACAGATACAGCCCTTCCTAATACAGGCGTCACTGCAGCTGCATATACATCTAATAACACACAATTGGTATCGTTTACAGTTGATGCCAAAGGCAGATTAACATCAGCTAGTAACGCGTCAGTTAATGTAACTGGTGTTACATTTGGTAACACAACTTCTCACACTCATACAGAAAACCAGAGAATTTATATATCTACTTCAGCGCCAGCTAATAATTCAGTTGGTAACAATGGAGACGTTTGGTATCAGACTCTAACGTAAGGGAGAGCCTGAGTGGCAAACATAAATTATTCAAAATCTTATTTAAGTGGTTCTAGAGATTATGATGCGTCTTTTATTGGCGTAGATAACCTAGCCCCTAAGATTCTTTACGTTGGTGCTTACATTAAAGCATATACAGGACAATATACAAAAACGTATGTTGGTCTGTTTACAAAAGTTTACGGCAAACAATACACAAAAACTTATCTAGGACAGTACACAGGAACGTTTGTAGGGCAGTATAGTAGACAGTTTGAAGGCGCATTTAATAAACAATATTCTGGCGTTTTTAATAAAACTTATGTCGGTGCCTATGTAAAATCATATAACAAAACGTATACCAAAACATACATTGGCCAATATTCTCACCAGTGGTCCCATCAATGGGAAGGTTCTTATACAGGAAACTTTTCTGGCGGTCCTTATGCAAGACAATATACAGGAGCATTTACAGGGCTTTTTGCAAGAGACGGGGTAGGCGTATATACAAAAATCTACAATAAACAATATACTGCAGTATATACACATCTTTTTTCAAAAGCGTATACCAAGACTTACGTTGGCCAATACGAGAAAGCCTATACAGGCATTTATACCCAACTGTTCACTAAAACATACAATAAAGCATACGATGCTGCGTATACAGGAGTGTTCCAAAGCTATAGAACAGCTACTGAATATTTTGAAACAAACTATGCTCGTCAATATACTAAAACCTGGCAGAGACAATATGGCGATAACTATGAGGGACAGTATACAGGATACTACGGAGCAAATTACTCTAGGGATTATACTAAACACTATGTAGGAGTGTATGAAGGCGTTTATACTGAAAACTACGACAGACAGTACACAGGTAATTATGTTAAACTATATCAGGGCCAATACCAGAATGAGTATGATACAAATTGGGTAGGACAATGGTCTAGAGATTGGGCTGGATCCTATCAAAGACAATGGATCAAGTTATATGGCGGCCAATGGTCTAGGCAGTATACTACTGCTGATTTTACTGCAACATACTCTACTCAATGGCTAGGTACGTATTCAAGAGCTTGGGCTGGTCCAGGTCCATCTTATATTCGTGGATGGGCAAGATTCTATACAGGCCTGTATCAAGGATGGGCATGGTTCCAACAAACCTTTGATGGGATACAATTACCAGCTAATGGAGAGAATTATTATCGAGGCCTACGCAACTATGCTGGTGGTGAGAACGTTTTTTTTGGAGGATTGGCTTATCATAGAGCATTTATAGGCACTTATTTAAAACAATTTGAAGGTGGGGCATCGTATGTAAAGACGTATTCAAGAACCGAAGTCGAGCCCGAGTTTAATCCACCAATTGTTTTCTATGAGAGTTTCAACGCCTCCTATCAAGGGACTGGAACTCAAAACTACGGTAGAAATTATGTTGGTTCGTTTGAGCCGCAATATGTTGGATCGGTTGATGAAGTGTTTACTGGGAGTTATCAAAGAGTTTGGACTAAGCAGTGGACAAAGCAATATTCAGCAAACTATCAAAACGAGTATGCAAATTCATATGCTGGCGATTACACTGGAACATACCAAAACTCTTGGACAAAAAGATATATAAAACTGTACACAGGAAACTACGAAAGACAGTATGATAGACAGTGGACAAAACTTTATCAAAAAGCATATACTGGCCAATGGCAAAGAAACTGGACAAAAAATTATATTAAGCAGTATGCAAAAATTTGGGATCAGATATGGGTTGGCATTTATTCTAAAACGTGGACAAAAAATTACAACAGACAATTTACGGAACAGTATACAAAAGCGTACGAAGGTACTAGAGACTACATTGGATATTGGACAGGCGTATATAACAAACAATGGATAAAGTCATATCATAAACAATATGAAGGTGCCTTTGAGGGTGTGTTTACTAAACAGTATGAAGGATCTTTTGATAAGAATTATATTAAGCAATATGAAGGTGCGTTTACTAAACAATGGACAAAAGCATATAGTAAAAATTGGAATTCACAGTGGTCAGGGACCTACTCTAGACAATTTACTGGCGTACAGTACTATGGCGGAAATGACATAGGAACGTTCTCAAGAGTGTTTGTTGGTCTGTATACTAAGCAGTATACAAAACTATACGAAGGCGCATTTAATAAAAATTATATAAAAACATATAATAAGACTTACTTAGGCGATTACGTCAAAACATATTCTGGCGTTTACAATAAAACATATCTTGGCCAATATACAGGAACTTTTGAAGGCGCATTCAATAAACAATTTGAAGGTGCATTCACTAAGCAGTATGGTAAAACGTATACAAAGGTATACGAAGGTGCATTCAACAAGCAATACGAAGGAACCTTTGTTAAGTCATATGGTGGCGTATTCGTAGGAAACTATGCTAGCGTATCTAAAGCACTTCATTATACAAACAATTATACAGGACCTATTTCGTATGTTACTAGTTATGCTAGCACAACGGCCGTTGCAAATACCAAGACAGGAGAATTAACTACTACTGGCGGTGGTGTCAGCAATATCAATGAAAGCGGCACAATGAAGCAAGTCGAAGAGCTTAATGTTAAAGTAGCTGATGAATGGAAAAATGTAATTGTTGGTAGGATTAAAGAAGGGGATGAGTGGAAAGTTTCTCATGTTAAGTATCAAAGGCATGATATAACAATCTCTTCTAATACAACCAATTATGTTTTGAGAACCGAATTAAGCAATCTTGGGGCAAGTCCTGGAACGCTTCCTCAGCATGTAAACATTACTATTGAACCTGGGGTATTTTTATTTGGAACATCCACAACTTCGCCAGCATTGGATTTGAGTACTTTGAATGTGCTTAGGTCAATATTCAGACATAAAGTTAGAATACTAATTAAAGATGGTGGTGGTATAATCGGATCTTCTGGTGCTAGAGGAACAGCAACACCGGCCACAAGAACAGGATCGAGCGGTGGTAATGGCGGTAATGCTGTTAAGACCGAAAATGGCGTAGATTTGTTTATAGAAAACTACGGTACAATATCTGGAGGCGGTGGCGGTGGTGGTGCCGGTGGCTTCCCAGTCAATGGTTCTACAGAATCATTAGCAGGTGGTAATGGTGGTCATGGTGCTGGTTACAATACTACATTAGGCTATATTACAGAAAACAATTCAAACAGAAATGGCACAGATAGTGCTGTCAATTATGGAATACATGGAGGAGACGGAGGATTACTAGGCCAATTAGGTATAGGAGCTGGCGGATTTAATGATTCACCAGCAGCTGGTACAAATGATATTAGTGAGCCTAATCCAGGTACAAACTATACTCAGTATGGTCAATCTGGTGACGGAGGAATTCCTGGATCTGCTATCATTGGTTACGATGCAGCTAGGATTACATTTATAAATACCGGTAGCGTCTATGGTGACAGCGCTTACAAATTTAAGGCATAGTATTAATGGGTAATCCTCTAAGATTAAAAGAAACTGTTGGCAGTACATTTCTTGGTTTACAAGAGATGCAAGATGCCGAGATGGACTATGCTGTTCATCAGGTTCTTACAGAATTTTCAGTCTCATTAACTGCATCAGGAACCATTAATATAAATGGTGACGGAACGGATGCGGGATCATTTTCTGATACTACCAGAACAGAGGTGGTAGGATTTCACCCTTCGCAAAATGCAATATCAACCAGTACGTATACGTTAAAACAAAACTTAACATCTACGTCGGAGTCGTCTATTGTGTATCCTTTATTTGTCGACGATAATGGATATGCAGCAGAGCATAGCAACAACCTATCTTCTACCATTATTTCAAGAGCTCTTTCTAACCTAGTTTCTAATGGTTTGGGATCATATTGGTTATCTGAAGTAAATCCAAATGCAAGTCTTTATAGTGATTCAGGATACAGCGTAACAGATACAAACAAACAAGGTACCACAGTATACAAGCTATGGAGAAAAGACCAAGGCGTTTCTAGTCCTTCTGTAACTAGACCTGTAAGACTAAACAGCAGCTCAATTCAAGAAATGTCAGATGCAGAGATTAAAACTCTTGCAGCTCGATTAAGAAATCAAATAGTAGATACGGGAATTGGAACATATAGATTAGCTTCTACTAATCCAGCTGCACCGGGTGAGACTTGGGTGTTAGTTAGTGATGATGTTACAGATACAAGAAACACTATTTCAAGTCAGCAGTATGCTGCTACGTATGTAGGTGCATTTGACAAAACATATTCTGGCGCTTACATTGGTATTTACGAAAAAGCATATAATAAGCAGTATGAAGGTGCATTTACAAAACAATACGAAAAAACTTATGTAGGTGCTTACACTGGCCAATATACAAAAACATATGTAGGCCAATACGAAGGAACGTTTACAGGAAACTATACCAAGCAATATGAGGGATCCTTCGTTGCACAATACACAGGAGCATTTGAAGGCGTCTATGTTGGCGTTTATACAAAACAATATCAAGGCCAGTATGTAGGAACATATTTAAAATCCTATGTTGGTCAATATAGTAGACAATTTGAAGGAGCGTTCAACAAACAATACGAAGGAACGTTTACTGGATATTTTTCTGATACTTACTCTAGAATTTTCTTAGGACTGTATACCAAAACTTTCTTGGGCCAATACACTGGAACTTTTATAGGCCAATATGTAAAACAATATACTGGAACATTCGAAGGCGCATTTAACAAAACATACACAGGCGTATACGTCGGCCAGTATGAAAAACTTTATATTGGAAACTACACTAAGACATATGTTGGCCAATATGAGAAAGCATACACCGGACAGTATGAGGGTACGTTCACAGGATACTATACAGGCGTAAGACAGTTTGAAGGCGTGTATGCTGGCAACTATGAAGGAACGTTTACTAAGCAATATGTAAAAACATACGAAGGCGCTTATGAAGGAGTATATGCAGGATCCAGAACATATGCTGGCCAGTATGCAGATCAATATCAAAAAGCATATGTCGGTAATTGGACCAAAACTTACATTGGCATATTTTCAAGACAGTTCTCAGGTACCAGAACCTATGAAGGACAATACACAGGATACTTTAATAAAACTTATCTAGGTGTAAACTATGTCAACCAATATGCAAAGCTGTATGCAGGATCTAGAACTTACAATGGACAATATAGCACAAACTATTTAAAATCATATACTGGCCAGTATACAGCTCAATATGAAGGCACTCGTACGTTCGAGGGCACATATGCTAGTACAACGGAATTCTACACGGGATTCTTCCTTGCTGGGTCTTTTGAGGGCGCATACACAAGTGCTTACGTAAAAACGTATACAACCGATTACAATAGGTTATACACCGGGAATTACACCAAGACATACGTAGGCGCGTATGTCAAGACTTATGCTAAAGATTACATAAAAAACTACGAAACTAATTACACCAAACAATACCAAAAGGCTTATACTGGTGCTTATGTAAAAGCATATACAAAAACGTATGTTGGCCAATTTGATAGATTGTGGACCAAAACATATGAGGGAGCATACACTGCTAACTATATTAGCAGCTGGAATAAGAACTATACAAAAGAATATGCAGGCATCTACACAAAACTGTATCAAAAGGCTTATGCGGGCATCTACAGTAGAAACTGGTTAAAGCAGTATACTGGCTTATATGCAAAAATTTGGATCAATCAATATACTGGTCTGTACACAAGTCTGTGGACTAAAGCGTATACTGGTAACTGGGTAAAATCATACACTGGCCAATGGAACAGACAATATCTTAAACAGTACACTGGATCCTATCAAAGATTATACACAAAAGCATACACAGGCAACTATGCCAAAATTTGGCAAAAAGCATATGTGGGACAATACGTAAGCCAGTGGACAAAAACATACGGCGGTAATTACGAAAGATTATACACTGCTAATTATAACAAAGATTATACAGCATCTTTCCAAAAAGCATATGCTGGTTTATACGAGAGAGCATTTACAGGCCAATATGCTACAAATTATCTACAGCAATATTCCAGACTATATGGCGGTGTTTATCAAACTACTTTCTCTGGACAGTATGCTACAAATTATCTACAGCAATATTCCAGACTATATGGCGGTGTTTATCAAACTACTTTCTCTGGACAGTATACAACTAACTATCAAGTAGCTTGGCAAAAACAATATTTAAAAAGTTATACAGGCGCTTACGATAGAACGTTTACTGGCCAATATACGACTAACTGGCAAGTAGCTTGGACAAGACAATATCTTAAACAATACACTGGTGCTTATAATACATTGTTTGCTGGAACGTATGGAACCAACTATCTTGTTCAATGGACAAAACAATATCTTAAACAATACACTGGAAATTATGATAGGTTATTTGCTGGAACGTATGGAACCAACTATCTCGTTCAATGGACTAGAAGATATACTAGACAATATACAGGAAACTATGATAGAGCATTTAGTGGGCAGTATGGAACTAACTATCTCGTTCAATGGACTAGAAGATATCAAAAAGCATATACAGGAAACTATGTAAGAGCATTTGCTGGTAACTATGTAAAACAATGGGCTAAGACTTGGACAAAAGCATGGCAAAAAGCATATACAGGAAACTATGCAAGACAGTTTGCTGGAACATATGGAACTAACTATCTAGTTCAATGGACAAAGGCATATGATAGACAGTATGCAGGAACTTATAATACTACCTTCTCCGGCCAATATGCGACTAACTTCTTAAAGCAATGGACTGCTAGATATGCTAGACAATACTCTGGAACATATAATACAAATTATCAGAGAGAGCAATTCTTCCTCGGTCCTGGAACAAACTATACGGGTAGCATTAACTATGCTCGTGATGTTGCTTTTGCAGCTGCAAAAGCAGGTCCATTCTATTTAAGCACCCAATACTATGCTGGGGGAGCAGTAAACTATAATAACGATATGCTTCCAAAGGGTTGGATTGCCGGTAGTAACATACTAAATGGTGAAATGGAATATAACGGTCCAGGGACAGTAAGTTACGCAAGACTTATTAACTATACTAAAGGGTTTACTGGACAGTATACAAGCAACTATGATAGACAATATAGTATAAACTATACTAGACAATATACAGGAAACTATACTAGAGCGTATACTGGTAACTATACAAAAAGATATAACAGACAATATGGTACTAACTATTTAAAGCAGTATACAGGAAACTATGATAGAGCATTTAGTGGAACATACGTAACAAACTATAATGTTAATTGGAACAGACATTTCTCAGTTACGTCCACTGGGTATTATGATAATACGTTTACTGGAACGTACACTAGTAACTATGACAGACAATATGGTACTAACTATTTAAAGCAGTATGCAGGAAGCTACGCAAGACAATTTGCTGGAACTTACGCATCAAATTATGACAGGCAATACGGTACCAATTACTTAAAGCAATATACTGGCCAATACACTGGCACGTTTGCTGGAACTTATGGTACAAACTACGGAAGACAATACGGTACCAATTACTTAAAGCAATATACTGGCCAATACACTGGCACGTTTGCTGGAACTTATGGTACAAACTACGGAAGACAATACGGTACCAATTACTTAAAGCAATATACTGGCCAATACACTGGCACGTTTGCTGGAACTTATGGTACAAACTACGCCAAAGCATACACAGCAAACTATGCCCAACAGTATACAGGCAACTATGCCAGACAGTTCAGTGGAACATACAACACTAACTACACAAAAGACTATACTGCAAACTATGCTAAACAATACACTGGAAATTATACTCGCGATTATTCTGGTAACTATACTAAGCAATATAGTACCAATTATACTAAACAATATACAGGTAATTACACTCGCGATTATTCTGGCAACTATACTAAGCAATATGGTACCAATTATACTAAACAATATACTGGTAACTATTCAAGACAATTTGGTGGCACTTACACAAGAAACTATGTAAAAAATTGGATCAGAACATATGCTAAGCAATATGCAAAATTGTATGCAGGACAATACAATAAACAATATGAAGGCGCGTTTACTGGTACGTATACATCAAACTATGGTGCAGATTATGCAGGTACCTATAATAAGAATTATGCAAACGAGTATGCAGGAACGTATGGTACCAATTATACTAAATTATATGAAGGCGTATACAACACTACGTTTGTAGGCATATACAATCAACAATATGAAGGCATATTCTCTGGCACTTTCTCAAAATCATATGGTGCTGACTATGCAGGTACATATGGAACAAACTATGCTGGTGAGTATGCTGGAACATACAATACTAACTATAACAAAGGATATGAGGGAGTATTTGCAAAGCAATATGTTGCAACTTACACTGGACTGTTCATTAAAACGTATGTTGGACAATACAACAAACAATATCTTGCTCTGTATGAAGGATCTTTCAACAAAAATTACTCTGCAACGTACGAGGGCGTGTATACAAAACAATATCTCAAGCAGTACACAGGGTTATGGTCTAAAAATTATATTAATATCTACAGTGCATTGTATGAAGGCGCATACAACAAAAACTATGTAGGAAATTATACAAGAGATTACATTAAGTCGTATAATAAAAATTATGAAAGAGCATACGTAGGAATATTTAACTTATTCTATTCTGGAACATTTGCTGCGCAATATGCTGGATCAAGAACATACACTGGTCAATATAATAAACAGTATGAAGGTACATTTAATAAGAATTACACTAAGCAATATGCTGGTACAAGAACGTATGCGGACCAATATGGAACAAATTATGCTAAAACATACGCACCTGGATACGTAAAAGCATATGCAGGTCAGTATGCTGGATCCAGAACATATGCTGGTCAATATACAGGCAACTTTGAAGGCGCTTTTAATAAGACATATGTTTCAGTAGCATATATTAAAGCATATGCTAAACTATGGGCCGGATCAAGAACATATAACGGTGATTACACTGGCTACTATAATGGGTTCTATAATAAGTCATATGAAAAAGCATATGCGGGTATCTATACAGGATACTATATAGGAATTTATGAGGGACCTCAAATATACGAAGGCGTGTATACAGGCGTGTACGAAGGAACGTATACCAAGCAATACGAAGGCGCATACAACACAACGTATCTTGGAAACTACACAAAACAATACGAAGGTGCATTTACAGGCAACTACATAAAAACATATATTGGTCAATACAGTCAACAGTTTAGTAAAACATATGAAGGTGCTTTTAACAAACAATTTGAAGGAGCATTTACAAAACAATATGAAGGAGCTTACGTTGGCGACTTTGTTAAAGTGTGGGCCGGTGACTATTCTGGTCAATACACTAAAACTTATCTTGGATTGTATGAAGGAACATTTGAAGGAGTGTTCCAAAGACAGTATAGCGGTACTTACTTAAAAGTTTATACAAAAGAGTATGAAGGATCGTTTACTGGATACTACAGCAGTCAGTTTGAAAAAGTATGGGTAGGTCTATACACTAAACTGTATCAAGGTCAGTACTCGCAATTGTTTACTGGGTATTTTGATAAAGTATATGAAGGCGTATTTACTGGTTACTACACAACCCAATATACAAAAACATATATTGGCCAGTATACTAAGACATATACAAAACAATACGAAGGAACTTTTATTGGAAATTATGTTGCCACGTACCTTGGAAACTATGATAATGCCTGGTCAGGATTAACAGTTGACTCTGGAACTGAAACAATTTCTACAGTTAAATTGTGGTTAAGAGTAGCTTAATGTTGACTTTATAAATAGATTCATATAGAATATCATTAACTCGTGAGGATATATTATGGCTGAAGAAGCAAAAGAAGCAAAGGTGCCTGAGGGCGCCAATATAAAACAACCTAAACCAGAGAGACCGCAGAGATCAGGATTAACTATTCCTGAATTTTCTGTCGACGCTAGTTTACCAAATATCTGCTATCCACATTATACTAATAATGCTAGAGATCAACTTTCTTGTGTTCTGATTAGACCAGATGGAATGGCAATGATAGAACAAAATATTCCTAGGGATGAAAAACATCCACTTTACAGAGATATTAAAAGACAGTTTACAGATCAAGAGATTGATCATAACACGGAGCGTGAGATTGCAATCCAACAAGCAAAAGCTAAGGATGCTGATCTTAAAACAAAGGATGAAAACAGAGAGAGACGTAGAGCAGAGTTATGGGCACGCAAAAGCACTTTCTTAGATTTAGATGTAGTTAAAAATACTCAGCATAAAAATCTTAAAAGAAAATTACGACAAGCTACTAATCCTGAAGAAGCTCTAGCATACGGCGTAGCGATCATCATTAAAGAGTCTGAAAAAGATGGAGAATAAAGGATACTTATTAGTGTCCACTATGTCAAAAGCATTTTACGAAGCCATGGTGATGGCAGTTGAATCCTTGAAAGATGAAGTTCCGGATGCTAAAGTTGCTGTGTACACTCATGAGGAATGGATACGAGATCAAGATAGACCCTTGTTTGATCATATCGTGACCCCTGTTCCTGTTCACGTAAGAACTAAACTATGGGCATTAGATCAATCGCCGTTTGATAAAACAATCTACCTAGATTGTGACGTATTTGTCTTAAACAATGAGATAGAAGAAGTTTGGGATCATTTAGGCGACCATGATGTTGTAATGTCAGAGAATAGGCCTTATAATGCTAAGGTAGTTTATTTTACTCACGACGACCAAGTTGGCCCAGGAATTAAAGGTGCCGAACTAGAACACTACAGATCAGAGCACATGGATCTTTATAGACAAGGTAAAGCTCATAAGTTTCAATGGCACTGTGGTATGTTTGCTTGGAATAAAAATGAACGTACTCAAAAGTTATGGCAAGAATGGCTGAAGTGGTATAGAAGGCATACGGAGCAAACTACATCACCTTTTCCAAGTGGGCTAGCTTATTGGGACACATTTGCTTTTTGGAGGGCTCTATATGAGAATCCAGAATTGAATGTAGACATTAAAAGAATGCCAAACGATGCTAAGTATAACTTTGTTACTGGTTATAAAGAAACTGAATTGAGACCTGGATCCGAAAAATCAGTTTTACATTACACAATTGATCCAGAATATACTAAGGAGGGATTTATTATCCATGAGACAAGTTTTGACACTAACTACGGATCTTTTGAAACTTTTAGATGAGTATCAACAATTCATAATTAATAACAGGCCCGATAAACTTTTACCTAATTGGAAAACAAAAGGTAAGTTTATGAAAGAAGGTCGTCCAGAATACTCTACATCTATAGAATGTTTGAAAAGTATGCCTGCTGACACTCATGACGGATATCCTCCTGACAGCTATGGCTATGATATGAATGCTCCTACTTTGCAAAGAGTGTTGGCTGAAGACGGTGATAGATTCACACAAGCAGAAAAAGACGCCATCCGAATGTACATAGAAAAATCTGAAGAACTTGATGACACATTGGGTGCTTACATTGGATATAAGTTCTGTGCGTTAAAGATGTTCTATCCTGAAGATGGTTATATTGCATGGCATACTAATTGGAATGTCCCTGGATATAATTGTCTATTCACTTGGAGCGATGGTAAAGGATATTGGAGACATTTAGATTCTACTGATGAGAAGCCAGGATCCATAATGCCAGATCCAGACACTAAATTAGTTCATCTACAAGACAAAGATGGATGGCATTGCAAATTAGGTTACTATGGTGAGAAGCAAGAACACAATAGAATTATGTGGCACTCTGCTTATGGAGGACCTAGAATTACATTAGGATTTGTTGTATACGACGTAAATATTTGGGACGATATTGTTGAAGAGATTACATCTGCAGAATGAAAGATTTAAGATACGATTTTAAGCATGCGCTTATAGAAGAGTATAAAACATACTGGAATGCCTTTCAAGATCCAGATGATGCTTACTGTGAATTACTAATAATGGATCCATTAATCAATGACCACTTTAGAAATAGAAAACAACAAGCAAAAGGTTTTCACGGTATAACAGAAACAAGATTGCTAGATCAAAATACTTTATGGTTCATTACTTACGCCAAATCACTCAAAGCACTGTCTTGCATAAATGATATAAAGCAAGATGAGATAGATATTATTTGTCGAAATAATCGTTGGGAGTCACATAGAAAAATTGTTTCTCTAAAAGACGATCATAAACCAGTGGATCCACTGACTGTTTAATAGTACATAGCTTCCGTCTCATATAAATACATACGTATTATAGGAGATTTGGATGGCAACTAAGGTCAATATAGTCCTAGATCAGGGCACTGATTTTGAAACAACAGTTAACTTAACAAACGACGAGGGAGCACAGCTTGACCTTACAGGCATGGCTGCCGCCTCGCAAATCAGAAAAACTTACTCATCCTCTAACTCCGTAGCATTTACAACTGCATTAGCAAATAATAATGGAACACTAACTCTTTCATTAAATAACGCTACAACTGCTAGTATGTCTCCAGGCAGATATAAATATGACGTGGAGATAACATCCTCTAGTGGAGTGATAACACGAATACTAGAAGGAACTGTTACCGTAACACCGGAGGTAACAAGATAATGGCAAACACGTTATTTAACACTAACAGCACCAGTATTAAAGTAAATCTTGGATCTAGTGGCGGTGTAGTCGGATCTACATTGGGTTCTAATAATGTAACTCTACAAACATCAGCTACCGCAAAAAAGAATATTAGAGATCTAGATGACGTAAATGATCTAACGGAAGTAGATGGAGGCACATTAGTATATGATGCCGCACTAGATGAGTATGTGCTAAAAGCATTACCGATTGATGGCGGGGAGTTTTAATGGCAAATACTGTCGTACAGATTAAACGAAGTAACACTACTTCACAACCAGCTAATCTGGCATATGGGGAATTAGCTTACTCGCTTGTAAGTAATAATTTATTCATTGGAACTGATTCTAACACTATCATAAAAATTGGTGGTGGGTCTGACGTCGCTTTACTAAACGTCACGCCTGGAGCAGTTACAGGCGACAAGGCATTAATTGCAAACTCTACCGGTGGCCTAGATAATATAACATTTACAAATGTTGTAACTACCGATCTAACTACTACAGCTAATATATCTGCTTTTAATTTTACAGCTGATACTATTACGGCCAACACAACATTAACAACATCAAACCTCGATGTCACTTCAACAGCAAATATAGTATCACTTACCGCTAATGACATTGTCGTTTCAAACACTTTAACTGTTGATGGTGATATTATATTACGAGGCGATAGCATTACACTTGGTGATGGTGGAGATATTATTAGCTTTGGCGCTACAGTAAATTCTCATATCATACCAGATGCTAATGTAACATACGATTTAGGATCCTCTATTGGCTACTGGAGAATGGCTTACGCAAATCAAGTAACGGTAGGAGCAGATCCAACTGCACCATTACAAGTAGCTACAAAACAATACGTAGACAATATTGAAGCACAGTTAGGAGGTAATAGTATTATAATTGGTCCTCCTGCTGACGGCGCATATGCAAATGGTTCTGGTTCCGGTAATGTAGAAGGTGCCGTGACATCATTAGAATCAAGCACAAAAATTTCAGATGCTATTGATGTACTCAATGAAGTGATTCTTAATGTTTACAACAATACTTACGTTCGAGATGTAGTAGCAACTTGTTCAGTTGGCAATACAGGAGGAGCTCCTTTAACCAGTACTTTAACAATCAATGTGGTTGGTAATGCTGACAGATATGATATAAACTGGGGCGATGGTACATGGACAAACAATACTACAGATTCTACTCCTTCACATACGTATACAGACAACACCAATTCACCATTTGATGTAGTTGTTTATGCTAGAAACACAAATGCACTAGGTGAAGGAAATTCAGCAAGTTTTACAGCAACAGATTTAATCACTTTATTTACTGGTGATCCAAGTGCAGCATTCCAAATCTATAATGCAGTATCAGGTGGCAGTGTAATAACTGAAGCAAACGTAGGCGAAACAATTTATGTTGAAAACGATACAACTAACTCGAATGGTGTTGTTGCTACTTTTAATATCGATTGGGGCGATGGCAGTTCTGAATCGATTGCAAACACATCAGTTGAAGGTGGTCCAGAAGGAGCTAGAGCAGACCACATTTATGCTACAGGAACTGGAACAGGAACAAATACTATCACAGTGTCCGTTAATACCCATAGCACCGCTGACCCGTCATCAATACCAGACAGCGCAACTAGAACTATAAAAATATTTGATACAGCTATTGGAGCTCCAGAAGGGTTATCAGGCAAGTCATTTACTTTAACATCATCATCAGTGAGTACAGGGACTCCTAAACTAGCATTTAATCATACAGACAATTCAAGCGAGTCTACACTAGGTGTCAATGATACAGTAACAAGATATACGACATCTGGAGCAATTCAAACTTCAGGTGAAGCCAATTCACAGGTCGTTTATGATGCATCAGCAGGAACATTATCTGCTATTGTTGATGGATCAGTAGACGGTTCAATAACATTCGATTCTAGTGATAACACAGGATCAAATAGTTCACTCGTGGTTGTTGACGAGTTAGATTTTTATAACTTTAGTAACACAGGTACTTCAGTTAGTGCTTCTAACAGAATACATGCTCCAGGATTATATTCCGGGTTTAGAGCTAGAGTTTCTAAGTCATCCGTATCGACAGGCTTACATACATACAAGCTAAGTCATAGTACGACTGGAAATACCTCTGTCCTTCAGTTTGTTAAAGATAATCTAACGGGCACGCCAGTAATAAACTTTAGTGGAACTACGGTGTCTCAAAACTCAGCAGGAACATTAGCGTATGTTTCAGGGGTACCATATTACACTAATGATGCAGTGCTTGATGTGTCAGGCGTATTAGTATCTAATGTAGCAGGTCAAGTTTACAGAGATACATCTACTCCTTTCTCTATAATATCAGGAACAAATGTAGAGTCAGATAGTGGATCAGCATTCTCTACACAAACAAAAGGGTATTCTATATTACCATCTGCAACACTTAACAGCAGCAACCCAATTGCTAATACTGGAGTTGGCGCTAATGTAACTATAGATGATTTCACGGTAAATGTCAACGGCGGAGGTAGAGTCGTTGAAGGTTTTGCTATGAACATGAATAATATAAATGGAACTGGAGATACTGTCCAATATGCAAACACAAAAATTGCAGTATACAATGGGAACTCTTCGGGCGTTAGAGAAGACAGTATACCCGTATCGTCATCATTGGGAGCAGGGTTTGATACGAACGGAATTAGAGTTGACGCGTTCTCGTCAACAAATGCAACGCCAACGTTTACAAACAACACAGACTACTACGTAAACAATGCATGGTCAGGCGCAGTTACAGTCGCTGGCACAGATGAAGCAGTTGTAAGATACGGAAACTTACAACATTATACTACCGACCTTTCAACAGGATATCTACCTGCAGGACCAGATTTAAATACAGGTAGGTCTGGTAGTCAATATTTTAGATTTGCATTCAAACGAACAACAATGGCAAACTTTGATCTTGTATTAACAGGTAAAGTATCAGGAGTGTTTATTGCAGCACCTAATACTGCAATAGATAGTGCTTCAGGATTAAATGGTTGGATTGATGCATCGACAACGTATGGTGGAGCAGGAACACCAGGAAGCGACACCGGCAACGGAGGTAATGGTTCAGACGGTTGCGCATTTACATCTGGAGATAGAATTATAGACGGAACAACATATAGCAACCAATCGTTTACATTGACTCTAGGAGATCAAAGCGCTACGGACGCATATAACAATCAAATATTAGTTTCAATCAAATTAGATGATGGTGACTATTTAACTAAGCTGGAGGTACAATAATGGCTATTTCAGATACCCAAAAGGTTGACCTCCTATGGAAAAAAGTTGGATTTAGTAAAGCAAAGACAGATACTAATGATGCAAAGAAAGCTCCTAACGAAGCTATTGTATCTAATTTAATAATTAGACCAACTGAAATATGGTCAGATGCAAGCAACATTAACGCAGTACAGCCAGCAAGCAATACATCAATTCTACACATTTACACAGAATTAGAAACTACAGAAGACGGTACTGCAACAAACAATAGAACATGGAAGACGGGATTAACTAACTGGGTGCCACCTTCATTTGGTGCAACGTATCAGTTAAAAGTGTATGCCGATTCTGCAGGATCAGGTAATCCAGCAGCTAACGGAACGCAGTTATTTGAAACAGGATCTGGCAATAATGATGAATGGTACTTCGATTATCAATCAGGTACATTAAACTTCATAGGATCCAATTTGCCTTCAGGGGTATCTGATGGCAATAGTATTTTTGTGTCCGGCGCAAGATATGTCGGTGACAGTTTTAATACAGGAATAAAAGACGTAACATTGTATAATGCTACGATAGATAGTTTAGCCTCACCACTAAAAACCTCAGACGGTGGTACAGGGTTAACTACATTTACAGCCAAGGGGGTATTTTACGCAAGTAATACTTCTACCATGGCACAAGCAACAGGCTCTAATGGACAAATTTTACAAATTACAAATGGAGAGCCAACCTTTGATGATGTTGATGGAGGAACATTTTAATGAAATTGAGTGATCTAGAAAATGATGAGGTTCAAATGTTAAGCCAGTATATTCAAAATCAACAACAGATTATTAATGAACTTACTGAGAAAAACATGCAATTGACTACTGAAATACAAATTCAGCGCATGACAATCAAACAGCTTGAATCTATAAATAATGTTAAGATTAAATCGAAAAAACGAATTAGCGCTTTTAAGCAGGAACGCATGGGCATCCTCAAAAACGCAATTACTAAAGATTAGGAGAAATAAATGGCTTCGATTATTAAACTAAAAAGATCGTCAACAGCATCAGCAGTGCCTGGCGATTTAACCTTGCAAGCCGGTGAATTAGCGATTAACTTAGCTGATAAGAAGCTATTCTCTGCAAGGTCGAATGGTGAGACAATCACTATTTCGGGTGACCAATATAACTTAGATACCTCTGCAGGTAACTCTACACAGGGTGTTGTTACTTTAACAGTAGATAACGCTGCGTTATCTAACGACTCAATTGTTTTTGTTGGTGACAACGGTACAGTAGTTTCACAAACTAACTCTTCGCATATCACTGTTGACAGTACTACATATGCAGTATCTACGGGTGGTAATTCATCTATAGGTCAAATCACTTTAACACCTACTGGTGGTGGTGATACTTCTGCAGACACATTAAGCATTAAAGGTGCTAATGGTATTGTTGTTTCAGGTAACTCTACACAAATCACAGTTACAGCTGAGAGCTTTGACTACGACTTAAGTGCTGGTGGATCTGCTACAACAGGTACGGTTGTACTTGGAGATTCAGCTGGCGATGACGCCGACGTTGATACAGTAACATTCAGTGGTGCAAATAACGTTGTAGTTAAGAACGTTGATGGCAGTAACATTGAAGTTTACTTAGCAAATGATGTAACAACTGCTACTGTAACAACTACAGGCTTAGCAAACGTAAACAGCTTAGACGTAGTAGGAAATGCTACTGTTGGCGGCACATTAGACGTAACAAGCACATCACAATTTGACGGTGCAGTCACAGTTGGTAACTCTACTGCAAATGCAGTTATTTCTGCATCAGGTGATATTAACACTGATGGTACTCTTGATGTTGCTGGCAACACTTCACTTCAAGGGGCAAACACAGACGTCGGTGGCCACTTAGATGTAACAGGCAGTGCAAGAGTTGGAGTAAACTTAACAGTTGCTGGTAACTTAACAGTTGAAGGTACAACAACTACTGTTGAATCAACTACGGTTACTATTGACGATCCTATGTTATCTCTTGGTGATAATAACACATCAGGTGACGTAGTAGACATAGGTTTCTATGGAACATACAATGACGGAACTACTAAGCACTTTGCTATCGTAAGAGATGCAACAAATGATACAATTGTTGCTGTAAATGGCATTGGAACAGAGCCCGGTACAACCGTGACATACAATGCTGCTAACTCGTCTAGCACAGGAGACCTTGCAACGTTTGATGCTATCATAGATGGCGGAACATACAGTTAAATAATATAAGCCCCTTATATAAGGGGCTTTGAACTCTGCGTATATACGCATTGACGAGGAGCTAAATGGCATCTGTAATTAAGATCAAGCGCTCCAGTACTTCTGGAAACGCACCAAATACATCACAACTATCTGCGGGTGAGTTGGCTATCAACACAGCCGACGGTATCTTATACTCCGCAAATGCAACAGCTGTATTTGAAGTAGGTGCTAATCTCTCCAATTTAACTGTAAACTCACAATCCTTTCCTACCCAAGACGGTTCGTCTGGTCAAGTCTTAAAAACAGATGGCGATGGACAACTCTACTGGACTAATGAAGCCGGTGCAGCAGGGTTTTCAGCTTTTACCTTATATGAATTCGTAGCAAGTAATAACCAGACAAACTTTGCAGGGAACGATGATAATAGTAATAGTTTAGGATATAGAAGCGGAGATAGTATTCAAGTATTTTTGAATGGTATCCTATTAGAAGAAACAGAAGACTATACTGCTACTAATGGTGCTAATGTCATATTAACACAAGCAGCATCTAATAATGACTTACTACAAATCATGTCTTATGGGGTTGGATCTTCAAACAACATAACAATTGCTGCTAATAACAACATAGGTATTGGCAATACAAATCCAGCCCATGTATTATCTGTTAATGGCAATGCATATTTCAGTGCTAACGTAACCGTCAATGACACATTGTTAGATGGAAGCGATAGAGCATTTAAAGTTTATTATGCAAACGGTGATGTAGCGTGGGGGTAATAAATGGCAAGTAAAGGTAGACATTTAGCAGACATTATATCAGACACAGCAAGAGGTCAAAATATTGGGGCTGCTAATGCAAAAATTAAACAATCTAAAGATGCTCAAGGCGGTAAGAGACTTGGTGCTGACGCAGACGATGATTTATTAGTTGCAAATACTATATCTGATAGAGTTGGTATACAGACAGCTAATCCACAGGCAACGCTTGATGTAGAAGGCGATATTAGAATAGGCACTGACTTAGAAGACAATTCAGGTAGAGTGTTCAAAGTATATCAGGCAAACGGCAACATAGCCTGGGGAGAATAAATAGTATTATGAGTGTACCAACAACAAAAGATGAATTTAAAGAACACTGTCTTAGAAGATTGGGTAAACCTGTAATTGAAATTAACGTTGATGAAGATCAAATTGATGATAGAGTAGATGAGGCATTATCGTACTACCAAGATTATCATTTTGATGGCGTAGAGCAAACATATTACAAACACGTCGTAACCGATGCTGATAAGACAAATGGATATATCACTGTGCCAGATAATATTATTGGCGTAGTGGATCTCTTTGACATTGGTGACTCAACATCTACAAACAACCTGTTTAATATCAGGTATCAGATCGCTTTGAACGATCTCTACGACCTTTCTAGATACGAGCTGGTACCTTACTATATGAACTTCCAAAACATTCGTATGATCGAAGAAATACTGATTGGAAAGCAGTTGTTTAGATATAGTAGAGTAGGCAACCAATTACATATTGATATGAATTGGGATAGAATTAATACTGGCAATTACATTATAGCTAAGGCTTATAAAGTATGGGATCCAGCAACATATACAGATATCTGGAAAGATAGATGGTTATTAAGATATGCTTCTTGCTTGATAAAGATTCAATGGGGTAGCAACTTAACAAAGTTTGAGGGGCTGCAACTTCCTGGGGGAGTTCAATTTAATGGACAAAAGATATATGATGATGCAGTTGCAGAAAGACAACAATTAGAAGAAGAAATGGCAACAGCATATATGTATCCTCCAGAAGATATGGTGGGATAAAATGGCTACAAATGTATTCTTCAATAACTTTAACAATAGTGGCGAACAAGACTTAATAGAAGATTTAATTATTGAGTCTATTTCCATCTATGGTATTGATGCATACTATTTGCCAAAGACGTACTATGACTATGATAACCTTTATGGTGAAAGTGATCTAGGTTTATTCAAAGAATTTTACACCACGACTATGTACATTAATTCTGTAGAAGGATTTGGTGGCGAGGGTGATTTCTTGTCTAAGTTTGGCGTTGAGCAAAGAGATACTATGACAATGTCAGTAGCTAGAAGAACTTTTGAAGATGAAGTAGGACGTTCTGATTTAGCAAACATTCCAAGACCTAGAGAAGGCGATTTAATTTGGTTCCCACTTAATCAAAAATTGTACTCATTAAGTTTTGTAGAACACGAACCTGTATTCTATCAAATGGGCCAGCTACAGTTTTATGAACTAAGATTAGAAATGTTTGAATACTCTGGTGAGAGATTTAGTACTGGTATACAAGAAATTGATCAGCTTGAGCAACAAAGATCAATGGATATATTCATGGAGTCTCAGCTAATGATGGAAACTGGAGATTTACCAATCCACGATGAAAGAGGTGATAGAATTATATTAAGCGGGTTTACAGAATTAGATCAAGACGATATAACAGACAGTGAAAATTCATTTATAGAAACACAAGCTGATAATTTTATTGACTTTACAGACAGGGATCCATTCAGTGAAGGAGGATCGTTCTAATGTTTGGTCATGATTACTACCATGAAAGTATTAGAAAGTATATCATTTTATTTGGTACACTTTTCAATGACATTCATATAAAAAGAAAAAACAGTAGTGGCAATGTTATTCAAAAAATAAAGTGCCCGTTAACATATGCACCCAGAGAAAAAGTTACTGCAAGATTAGAACAAAACTTAAATCTAACAGAACAACAAAGTATGTTGTTACCAAGACTGTCATTTGAAATGACTACTTTGCAATACGATCCAGCTAGAAAGTTAAATACTATTAATAAAAGAAGAAAAGATGCAACGGATCCAGCATTAAGAAAGAGCGTTTTTAATCCTGTTCCTTATGATATATCTTTTGACTTCAACATTTATGTTAGATATGCAGAAGATGCTACACAAATATTAGAACAGATACTTCCGTTCTTTACACCAGAATATACTGCAACAATTAACTTGATTCCAGAAATGGACATTAAAGCAGATATTCCTATTGTGTTGCAAGGAATGAGCTCACAAGATACATATGAAGGCGACTTTGAAACAAGAAGAGCGCTTATATGGAATTTAAATTTTGTAATGAAAGGGTATTTGTATGGACCTATAAAAGAAACTGGCATTATTAATAATGCTAATATTAATTTTTATACATCATCCACAGCTAATGTAATAGCAACATCTACCAAATTAACTCCCGGATTGGATGAATTTAGAAATCCAACCACAAATGCTGCTGCAACGTTACCGCCTTCAGAAATCAAATCTGGTGATAACTTTGACTACATTTTTAATTATGAGGACTATTTCAATGGAGATATCGAATAACGATCCTATCAGTCAAGCACTAGACATTTCGCCACTAGAAAAAGAAGGTGAATTGTTGCCTGCAAAGACTGAAAAGGAAAAACCAAGTAACCCGGAACTAGAGAACGATTTCAAATATGCACGAGAAAATCTATACAATATTATAGAAAGAGGAACGGACGCATTAAATGGAATTGTTGATTTAGCTCAACAGAGTCAACACCCAAGATCATTTGAGGTAGTTGCTGATTTAGTACGAACTTTATCTACTGCAAACAAAGACTTGCTGGATCTTCAAAAGAAGATGAAAGATATGCAACCAGAGGATAAAGGACCTAGTAAAGTAACAAACAATCTATTTGTAGGCAGTACAAAAGATTTAACGTCGCTATTAGAAGGTGGCGCAAGAAAAATAAAGAAAGATGGCTGATCATTATCTAGGTAATCCAAAACTAAAGAAAGGCAATATTGAAATTGACTTTACTGAAGAACAAATAAAAGAGATTGTTAAATGTAGCAAAGATGTCGTTTACTTTTGTGAAAAGTATATTAAGATTGTTAATATTGATGAAGGTCTTGTAGGCTACAATCCATACGAATATCAAAAAAATATTATGAGGACTGTTGATGCTAATAGATTTGTAATATGTAAAATGCCTAGACAGACTGGTAAGACAACTACAATGGTTGCTATCATGATGCACTATGCATTATTTAATCCAGATTTCAATATTGCTATTCTTGCTAACAAAGCAGCCACATCAAGAGAAATTTTATCAAGATTACAATTGGCTTATGAAAACTTGCCATGGTTTTTACAACAAGGTATTGTAGAATGGAACAAAGGTAATATTGAATTAGAAAATGGTTCAAAAATATTTGCATCGTCAACGTCTGCATCATCTGTAAGGGGCATGTCTATTAACCTAGTATACTTGGATGAGTTTGCATTCGTACCTGCAACAGTACAAGACGAGTTCTTTTCGTCTGTGTATCCTACTATTTCATCTGGTAGAACATCAAGGGTGCTAATAACATCTACGCCAAATGGCATGAATATGTTTTACAAACTGTGGCATGATGCAGAAAAGGGAATGAATGATTATGCAACAGTTAGTGTTAACTGGTGGGATGTTCCTGGTAGAGATGAAGCGTGGAAAGAAGAAACAATACGTAATACATCGGAAAAACAATTCGCGGTTGAGTTCGAATGTGAGTTCTTAGGTTCATCAAACACATTGATTGATCCTAACAAACTTAGAATGATGGTATATGAAGAACCAATCAAACATAACGACAGTTTAAAAATTTTCCATGAACCGCAACCTAATCACCTCTATGCAATTGCTGTAGATGTGAGTAGGGGCGTAGGAAACGACTACAGTGCATTTGTAGTTGTAGATGTAACAGAAGTGCCTTATAAGGTAGTAGCTACATTTAGAAACAATACAATAGCACCAGTATTATATCCAAAAGCAATTTACAATGCGGGCAGAGCATATAACAATGCATCTGTTCTAGTTGAAATTAATGATATTGGACAGCAAGTTGCTGATATACTACATCATGATTTAGAATACGAAGGTCTTATAAAGGCAGTCTGGAAGGGTAGAGCTGGACAGATTTGTGGTGGAGGCTTTGGCGGTGGAGATAGCCAACTAGGGGTTAGAACAACATCATCTTTAAAAAGAATAGGTTGTTCTATGTTAAAAACAATTATTGAAAACGATAGATTAGTTATAAATGATTTTGATATATTATCTGAACTGACCTCGTTTGTATCAAACAAACGAGGAACAAACTATGAAGCTGAAGAAGGAATGACGGATGACCTTGCAATGTGCTTGGTATTATTTTCATGGTTAACAGGTCAAGATTACTTCAAAGAACTAACCGACATAGATATTAGAAAAAATTTATATGAACTCAACCAACAAGCATTAGAGGATGAACTTGTGCCTTTTGGTTTTATAGATATTGGTACAGATGATAGTTGGGATGAAGACGATGAGTTTAGAGGCGGAGAGTTAGTTAAGTCTTGGGATTATGATTATGACAGAGATCAAACTTTCTAAGAGTCAGATTTAATAAATATATCGAGAGCTTTATACACTATTTAAATAAAGGAGAATTGAGATGCCATTTCAGGTCAGTCCAGGCGTAAATGTATCAGAAATAGATCTGAGTACTGTTGTACCAGCTGTTTCGACTACAGAAGGCGCAATTGCAGGGGTTTTCAAATGGGGACCGGTAGATACTCGTGTTCTAGTCGACAGTGAAGAAACGCTGGTTGCTAGGTTCGGGGATCCGAAACCATTTGCGAACGGAGATCTGCTAAATTCAGAGACATTTTTTACCGCAGCTAATTTCTTAGCATACGGTAATAAATTGTATGTAACACGTGTTGTAGACTCTGGTGCACTAAATGCTGCAACAGAAGCAAATACAGCATTAATCAAAAATGATGATTTAATTGACAGCGTAACCGTACCAGCTGGGGGACACTTCATAGCAAGATACCCTGGTTCTTTAGGTAACAGCTTAAAAGTATCAGTGTGTGATTCTGGGAATGCATATAGCATTGCTTTAGGCACAGGTATTACTATTAGTTCTGGTTCTAATACTGCAACTGTAGTTGAGGACGTAAGTTCTAAAATCCAAGTCGGAGATAGATTAAGATTTGGTAATACAAAAATTGGTACATTTGATTTACAGCTATCTGCTATTTCAGTAGACGGTCAAACATTATCTTTCAAAAACAAATACACAGGGTCTGATGATCTTTCATCTTTTACAGGTGCAACAAGATATTGGAAACACTTTGACTTAGTCAGAGCAGCTCCTGGAACATCAGCTTTTGCAACAGCTAAAGGTGGTGTGGGTGATGAAATTCACGTAGTTGTTGAAGACGAAGATGGTGATATCACAGGTGTCAAAGGAACAGTTTTAGAACTATACGAAGGCGTATCAAGAGCAACAGATGCTAAAACAGAAGTTGGCGAATCTAATTATTGGATCGATGTAATTGAAAGATCCTCTGGTTGGATTTATGCAAAGAATGCTGCATCGTTAGCTGCTGACACAACAGCTGCAACAGCAACTGCATTAACCTCTAGCTTAGCAACATACCAATCAATGAGCGGTGGTGTTGACTCATCTAACGAATCTACTATCGCATTAGGCGAAGTTGTGGCAGGTTATGATTTATACAAATCTGCAGAAGATGTAGATATTAGCTTAGTACTTCAAGGTAAGGCAATAGGTGGAACACACAAAGTAGGCCTTGCTAACTATATTAGAGACAATATTTGCGAATCAAGAAGAGATTGCGTAGGGTTTATCTCTCCAGACAAAGATGACGTAGTCAACAATGCTGGTGATGAACACACAGACGTAGTAGAATTCAGAAATCAAATTGCTGGTTCTTCTTACATCTTCATGGATAGCGGATACAAATATCAATACGACAAGTATTCCGATAAGTACAGATGGATCCCTCTTAACGGTGACATTGCAGGTTTAGCTGTAAGAACAGATGAACTAAGAGACGCATGGTTCTCTCCTGCTGGTTACAACAGAGGCCAAATCAAGAACATCGTAAAACTTGCATTTAATCCTAAGAAGGGTCAAAGAGACGTTATGTATCAAGCAGATGTTAACCCAGTAGTAACATTCCCTGGACAAGGCACAGTCTTGTTTGGTGATAAAACATTACTAGGTAAGCCTTCTGCATTCGATAGACTAAACGTAAGAAGATTGTTCATCGTACTTGAGAAAGCAATCAGCACTGCATCTAAGTTTACATTGTTCGAATTCAACGATCAGTTTACCAGAGCGCAGTTTAGAAATTTGGTAGAACCATTCTTAAGAGATGTACAAGGTAGAAGAGGAATTACAGACTTCAGAGTTGTATGTGACGACACAAATAACACAGGAGAAGTAATTGATAGAAACGAGTTTGTTGGAGACATTTACATCAAGCCTGCTAGATCAATCAACTTCATTCAGTTAAACTTCGTTGCAGTAAGAACTGGAGTAGAATTCTCAGAGATTGTTGGTCAATTTTAATAAATAGGAATAGGAGACAAAAATGGCTTTTAACATTAACGAAATTAGGTCACAGCTAACACTTGGTGGTGCTAGACCTACCCTGTTCCAAGTAAACATCTCTAACCCAGCAAACAGTGCCGGTGATCTGAAAACTCCATTTATGGTGAGAGCTTCTCAGGTCCCAGCATCTACTTTAGGTTTTATCGAAGTACCATATTTCGGTAGAAAGGTAAAGATTGCAGGCGACAGAACATTTGCTGAATGGAACGTAACAGTAATCAATGACGAAGACTTCTTAATTAGAAATGCTATGGAAGAGTGGATGCAATCAATCAACTCTCACCTTGGCAACGTAAGAGGCTTCGGATCTGCGAGTGACTTATCTTATAAGTCAACAGCACAGGTCATTCAATATTCTAAGACAGGAGTACCTATCAGAGAATATAGCTTCAACGGTTTATTCCCAGTAAACATTACTGAGATGGAAGTTGACTGGAATGCCACAGACGTGCTTCAAGAATTCCAGGTCACTTTCCAGTACGACTGGTGGGAAGTAACTGGTGGTTCTACAGGGAACGCAGGCGGAAACTAAGATTAAAGGGCAACAACTCGTTGCCCTCTTTTCTTTTATAGGGTACGATATGCCCTTTATAAATATATGATGAGGTAACCCCTATGGCAGAATTATTCGGATTCGAGATAAAAAGAAAGTCCACAGATCAGGACTTAGGCTCATTTGTAAACAAATCAGATGATGACGGCGCTGTCGTTGTTGCTGAAGGTGGTGTTTATGGGCAATACGTAGATCTCGAACAGACAGCAAAGAACGAAGGTGAGCTTGTAACTAGATATCGTAAGATGTCTATGCAGCCTGAATGCGAAAACGCTATTGACGATGTTGTAAATGAATCAATTGTTTACGAGCCGGATAGCCATACAGTCGAACTCAATTTAGATCAAGTCGAAGTCACAGACGGTATTAAGAATAAAATATTTGAAGAATTTAACATAGTAAAAGATCTGTTAGACTTTGAAAGACAATCATACGAAATTTTCAGACATTGGTATATTGACGGAAGGGTATACTACCACGTCATTATAGATGAACAAAATGTTCAGAATGGTATTCAAGAACTTAGATACATAGATCCTAGAAAGATTAGGAAAGTAAGGGAAGTTCAAAAGAAAAACAAAGGACAAGGACCTAACAGAATCACACTTAGCCAAACAAAGCAAGAATACTATCTGTTCAATGACAAAGGATTTAAGGGCGGACCAGGAGTAACAAATCCCGCTCAAGGCACTACAAATGGTCTTAAGATAGCCAAAGATAGTGTGTTACATTGTACATCTGGATTAATGGACGAAGCAAATAAAATGGTATTAAGCCATTTACATAAAGCCATTAAACCTTTAAACCAACTAAGAGTCTTAGAAGATGCAACGGTTATCTATAGAATATCAAGGGCACCAGAACGAAGAATATTCTATATCGATGTTGGAAATTTACCAAAACTAAAAGCCGAACAATATCTTAGAGATATGATGGCTAAACATAAAAATAGACTTGTCTACGATGCAACTACTGGTGAGCTAAGAGACGATAGAAAGTTTATGACTATGTTAGAAGATTATTGGCTACCAAGAAGAGAAGGCGGCAAAGGTACAGAGATTACTACTTTACCAGCTGGACAAAACTTGGGAGAAATGGACGACGTATTATATTTCCAAAAGAAATTATATAGAGCTTTAAATGTTCCTGTATCAAGATTAGAACCTGAACAAGGGTTTGCAATTGGTAGAGCGTCTGAAATAAGCCGAGACGAAATTAAGTTTCAAAAATTTATTGCAAGATTAAGACTTAAATTTTCTAGATTATTTGAATCTGCATTAGAAAAGCAACTGGTGTTGAAAGGTATTATTACACCTGACGACTGGCCCGCCATTAGAAGAGAGATGAGATTTGATTATGTCACTGACAGTCACTTCTCTGAACTTAAACAACTCGAAATCTTTAGAGAAAAAATCAGTGCTGTTAATGATGTGGATCCATATCTTGGAAAATACTTCTCAACTATGTGGGTTAAGAAGAATGTTCTTAAACAAACGGACAAAGAAATTGAAGATATGCATGCTGAGATGATGGCTGATACAGAAGCCGAGCAAGAAAATATGGACCAATATGGCCCAGATCAAGGCGAAGAACAGCCAGATCAGGACAATGGATTCCCTGAAGCACCGCCTGAGCAAGTGTAAGATATATAAATATAGCAGGAGATTATTATGACAGATAATGTAAAGAGTATTGTTGATTTGGCAATGGACGACAAACCAAATAAAGCTAGTGAAGTTTTAGATGATATTTTGAGAGATCGATTAGCTGCTAAAGTTCAAACTATGAAAAACGAACTAAGCAACGATATGTTCGGTCAAGAATATCAAGGTGATGTTCATGCTGAGCCAGTAGAAGATCAACAAGAACTTGATTTAGAACCTATTGAAGACGAAGAGGAGCTAGATCAAGAAGAACTCGTTGATGATGGTGAAGTAGAAACTGAAGACCAAGAGCAGGATGAAGATCCTGTCGAAGACGAGGAAGAAAATGAAAACACTTAGACAAATTGTAGAACTGAAGAAGATTGATATTGTTCCTGATCCAGAAGAACAAGCTGGACAAATCAGCAACTATGCTAATCCTAAATCAGAAGCAGAAAAGAATTTTGTCGGCAAACATTTAGACGCAGTGCAACAACAACTTCATCCTGCATTTAAAAATCAAGCAGAACAAGATGCTGTATTTAAAGGCGGCACTATTAAAAAAGATCATTCAACAATTGCTTCTTATAAAGAGGGCGAAGACGCTGAAGTTTATGAG